TGCTTAGGGAATTCTTCCCGAAAGGGAAGTCTCTCAGAGCAGTTACCCTGGTTGAAATTCAAGCAGTCCAATCCGCACTGAACCATCGTCCCAGACGTATTCTGAACTATCTTCGCCCATGCGATTACTACCGATGCATGGCGTAACAGCCTAGACCACTATCAAGAATTCGTTATCATCGTTGCACTTGACTTGAAAATTGAGGTGTTTTCTTTCAGTCAAACAATATCCGAGTTTTAAAGAATGCCGCGTTCATGGGGCAGTCAGGTTTAACACATAATTTCGAATTTTCGATCCCTGGTGCAGAAAACGTTCCGAGAAAACTAATCAAGCTGCTTTCGTCTGCCAACAATTCGATTTTTGCAAAAGCCATTTTTACTGATATTTATGAAACCAAACAGCAACAAGTTGAGCCAACAAAATTTTTTGTCATTTTGAATGATCGAAACCGTAAAAATCAACCTAAACCTGTTAACAAAGACATCCTTGAATTGTTCAACCAAGCTGGAGCTACGCCGGTGCCATATACTAAACGCGAGGAATATGTTGCGACATTCTCCGAATAACCAGTAAAAGTCCTTTTGTAAGCTTTTATTTTTGTTGCAAAACGAACTCCCTTTTCAGTTTAAATATTCAAAACCCCCAAAAACCATCGGCAATTCGAAAAAGCCTTAACAAATGAGCACACAAAAAGAGCTCCAGAATCTGTGGATAAGTCCGAAATCTTCACCACGGACTTTTCCAACATGATTCTGGAGCTCTCATTTTTTCCTATCCAAACGACCTCAAACCCACGCTATTAAAGCCGTGCGTTCAATTCCTTGGTCATATCCTCATAACCCGGACGGCCGAGCAATGCGAACATGTTCTTCTTGTTGTGATTTGCTTGAGCACTGATTTCATAGGGTTTCAAATCGCCGGTGTAAAAGCAAAAATAGCTCTATATCAATTTCTTAGGTTTCACAATTTCGGATTCACTTCACCACAACTTCACCACGAATTACTTATATTTATATTATTGCATGAGCAAAAAGTCCTCCACCCGCATTAGCGATCAGAGTCACCTAAGTCGGTGTATGTAAACCTTTTGCCTTTTTGAGGTGATTCTGTCAACTCTATGCACAAAAATAAGCCCCCCGCCATTGCTGGTAGGAGGCATTTTTGTTACTTGATGTACAGGCTTTCACCTGGGTATATCAGACTGTAGATTGACTTGCCATTGTTAGCCGCTAGCGTGTACATGCTAATGCCGTATTTGCTGGCAATGCTCCAGAAGCTGTCACCAGAGCGGACCGTATAATACGTGTGGCTTACTGGTGAGGTGTATCCAGACGAACGCGAGCCATAGCTCTCCCCACCATTCACGCCCAAGGCAACATAATGATACCTGCCTGAGTAGCTGAGATAACGTGCCCAAACATATGTGCCACGGATATACACGTGATCATAAATCACACTTTCACCGGGTGCATAGCTACCAACGGATGCATAGCCGGTGCCGGCACCAGTGCGGATGTTAACAGTCGCGGACGGCTTGAACACACCAGTTTGTGCATATTCGGTATCACTGGCTGAATTCGATTTAGCTGGTTGGCTTGGCACCGGTGTTACAGGTGCTGACGGGCTAGGTTTCTGATTCGCAGTAAAGAAATCATCATAGAGCTTGCTGACGTCAAAGTTACCATAGCTACCGGCGAATTGTTGATCACTCCGAAATTGCCAAGCATGATGGCTCGTGTATCGATCACGACTCGTGTTATATGGATAATCAGCAATCCAGCCTTTATCAACAGACATTTTTGTGCCAACCCAACTACCCATTGTATAGATAGTTGACCGATACCCAGCTGCTTGAACAACTTCCATAAATGCCTTGTTGTTTGCGGTATTCGCCGCATAACTATTATTAGCTTGCTCGCTTGCCTCCACATCGGTTGCTAGAACAGCTCCAATTGGAAGGCCTGCAGACTGAGCTGCGGCTACGGCAAATCGCGCTTCTGCACGTGCCCCCTCAACCGTAGTGTAACGGGCATAGTGATAACCGTTAAGATAAAGTCCAGCCTGCTTTGCGCTCGCCAAATTATACTTGGCTGTTGGGTCTACATAAGTAGTCCCCTCACTAACCTTTTGAACAACTGCTTTGACTCCATAATGAACCAACATGTCATAGTAATTGTCATACGTCATCAATCCGTTGTGATTGGAAGTATCCACCATATCGGTATTTGCCGCATTTACCTGCGATGGCAGGGCAAAAGAAATAGCCGCCAAGAAGGCGACTACCAAGGTGCCTATTTTAGTTTTAAATTTCATGGTGACCTCCTTATTGCTGTGGAGCAACAGATGATGGTGCCAGCTGAGCCTTAACTGCATCTGCTGCTGCTTGAGCTGCGGCAGCAACTTTGTCTTGATTAGATGCTTCCTGATCAACTGTCTTTTGTGGATAGGTTTCTGCTAGGCTGTCTTTCAAATTCGCATAAGATTGTTCAACTGCATTGGCAATCGTCTGCTCGTCTGTGCTGGTGAAGCCAAGCGATTTTAAGCCGTCTTTCACAGCCTGAATGGCAGTCGATTTCTTGACCGCACCGTCAATCGCCTGTGTCACACCGAGCTGTTCTGCCGCTGTTACCGCTGCGTTTGCCAATGGGCCTAATACCTTTACTAAAGTGAGTGCCTGTTTGTTAGCCAGCAACTGTTTTGAGATCCAAGCCCCGATGATTGGGACTGCCGCTACTGCAAGTGATACTACAAGATCTGTCCAATTATTCATCATCATTATCTCCTTTTATAAATTACATGACGTCTTCTGGCGCCGGTGTCCAAGGTGTTGGTATGGAACTGATTTCTAACTTAGGTAGCTTGATGTAAACGTCTAACGGACTGCTATTAATATCAAAATACATGACTATTGTCTTTACATTTACATTATCAAGGTGCCCAGTTTGACAGATACGAGACCATTCGCTACCAATGGTGCCTACTGTTGGGTTATTGTCACCAACTTCTATACCAAATTTTACAGGCTTACCCGTACCTTTAACATCGGCACTATAAGACCAATCTGTGGTATTAGGCAATTTATTATTGGCATAACCATAAAAATATATCCCATTCAAGCTGCCACTACCCTGCGGTGCTACAAAATGCCACATCTTAGTAGTGCTATCAAAAGGCTCTACCGTTGCACGTACATTTCCGTTTCCAGCGAGCCATTCTACAATACCTTTAGAATTTAGGTAAAGGTTCCGCCCGTAAACTTGCCTGCCATCGCTGAACACCTTGTCTACTGGCGTGCCATTAACAACGCACGCTCTACCATTGATCGTTGGCATTCAATCACCCCTCAATAAAGTAGACGCCGGACTTGTCAGACAGTTTGTCATAATCAGCTTGCGAGATGATATTGATAACGGCATTGTCACCCTTGTCACCCTTGTCACCTTTAGCGCCAACAAGAGAGGCCAGCCATTGATTGACACTGCCAGAGAAACCAGCATTAACAGCAACCTGATAAGCGGAAAGCCCTTGATCTCCGGTGTCGCCTTTATCGCCTTTGTCACCAGTCTTCCCAGTGTCACCCTTGATCCCTTGGGAACCGCTTAAATCGGCAATATAGGTGAAGCTGGTGCCATTCCATACGTAAAGCTTGCCATCATCTGGATCATTGACGTCACTGGCAATCATGGTGAAATCACCATCAGAGAAGCCATCGCCATTCATTTTAGCAATGGACGGGAACGTCTTTACGATTCGGAAGTCTTTCCCCGCATCACCTTTATCGCCCTTCAAGCCAGTTGCTCCAACCAGAGAGGCAAGCCATTCCGTTTGCGAGCCTTTATAGCCATTAATGACCGCGACTTGGTAGGCAGATAGACCATCAGCACCTGTATCACCTTTCAGACCATTGGCAACAGCATCTGCAACTTCTTTTTTTAGTTGCTGGCTGAGGTCGCTGAACTGCTGAATAAAGTCGTCAACCGTGATGCTGCTGACGAGTCCCCCAGAAAGACCAGTGACGTTCTCATTGATTTGAAGTGCCAAAAATCCGTCACTAGGATAGATTGCAGTGCCACCGTTTACGGTGTCCCACAGCTCAAGCAGATAGCACCCGACTGGCAATTGAGCCAATTGTCCGCTAGTGATGATGGCATGATTGTTCGTGATACTGGCACTTATTCCCAGCAAATAACCGGAGTCGTTTTTGATTCTGACCTTTGCATCTGCTGTTAAAGTTGCTGCGCTACCATCATCGAACGCGTTCAAATGTATTTCAGTTGTGGTATCGGCAAATTTGAACTGTTTATCGCCGTTGCCAAGATATAGCTTCCTCATTGCTTGCTTGTCTCCTTTCTGAGGCGCTCATTTTCACGTCTCAAACGGTCATTGTCTGCGCGTAGTCTGTCATTCATGTCCTCAAGCTCATCATGCCTGTTCTTCCGTTTACCCTCGCGGTAGGTCAGATAAGCAATAAGCGTTGGAACGATGGTTGCAATGTATGGAGTAGAATCGACAATGATTTTAGTTATCGCTGCTGTCACGGCTGTCACTCCTTCGTGCCAGAATCAGCACGAAGGCTGTTATGATTGCATTGCTGATCCAACTTGAGTAGATTCCAGTTGATATCGAGGTAAGGAATTGCAGTATCGTCAAAAATGACATCAAAAAGCTGGTAGTCGTCAACAATAGACGATTGGTCACGGCTAACTGTGTTTCCCATAGCACCCAACCCCCAATTCCGAGTCCATCAATGATAAACAAAAACCCCACAATGTCATCATTTAACCAGTCAGAGTAATGTGGGGGCCAGATGAAATAATGGTCATTGATGATCAGAAACAAGCCAATGGCAACCATGCCAATGGCGAGTGCTGTGTGTGTCGGGTGATCTCTGATTTTATTTAGCATTGTCATCACTTCCTTCCATAAAAATAGCCGCTAGCTTTTGCTGGCGACATAGTCACTACCTGTTATTTGCTTGTATTGATCCGGGGTGATCATTACCGGTACATAAGGTACTAGATTAATTCCCCAACTGTAAATTAGTGCACACTGATCATAATTAGTCACTTGATTTCGCCGCCTTCAGCTGCGCTACTTCAAGAGTAAGTGCAGCAATCATCTGCTGTTCTGGTGACGGTCTGGGGAGTGGATGATCATTAGCCGGATCGTAATCCTCATCGGCAACGATTTTGCCGTCTACAAGAGATGCGTGACCCTCAAAAAACTGAGACACGTCATCTGCTTCTATGATTTGTTGACCGTCCTCTGTTGGTCCTACTTTAGCATCTTCCGCTTCATAGGCCCAATTGGTCAGTCGTTTTTGGTCATCTAGCCAAATCTTAATCTTCATTTTAATTCACCACCGCATCATTGACCGGATACGCATCATGAGTAATGAAATTCAAGCTGCCAGCATACCCGCCTTGTCCACGCCATGGAATAATGTAAATTCCACCCGCTGAAACATACAATTCACAGGCTGCGCCCGTATACGACATGCTACCGAGTAACCTTGCTGCATCATCACTGTTAAATGGGCTATACCCCGGTCTAATGTCCGCAATCTTAACCCATCCATTGCCAGTCTTCATTTGGAAAGCAATCCCAATGGTGACATTCGGACCTTTTCTTGAATATCCAATTTTCAGGCTTTTAACATCATTGGTTTCAAGTCCGCTATCAATGTGCTGATAGAAAACCGAATCAGCCGCCGTAAACGTTGATGCAAGCGTGACATCTTTGCCAGAAGGATTATATAAAGATTTTAGTGTGAGCATGCCTTGGCGTGCATCAACGGAACTAACTTCCTTACCGTCGTACATTGACTTGCTAACCAACCCCAACTGATCAACTTTAGATTGATACGTTTGCTTGCTATTACTATCCAGCGTTGCATTCGTGACCATGCTGCCACCACTAATTTTTGTCGTCCCACTGATCGTATTTGGAAAACCATCTGGTTGGATGTGGTTGAAAGATGAGATAAAGGTAGATCCGTTAAAAGTGACCCCATTAAAAGTCATGCCATTAAAGGTTTCGACATTTAATGCTTTGGCTGCAATTGGTTTTGAATCCCAACCACTTGTGGTATCAAATATGGCAAAAGCGGCAAGATTTCCGTCCTCGTCGGTTAACCAGTGCTGGTCCCCAGCCTTTGGTTTAGCAGGGTAACTCGGGCCAACCGTCACAACTGGAACATTATCACTACCATCTTTACCATCACGGCCATCTTGGCCCTTGAACAAGGCCCACAAGTAGCGCGTCGGGTCGGTGCTGTCAGCTTGGGTTTCGTCAACGTACTGCCCGAAGTAAGATCTGCCGCTAGCGTCTGTTACCGAAAAATCAGTTTTACCATCGATGCTATTAGCATACGCAGTATGAAGATAGCTGCTGATGCCATCGTCACCTTTAGGCCCAGGCTTACCATTAGCTCCGTCTTCGCCCTGAATCAACTCCCAGCGATTAGCATAATCAGCCGGATTGTCGCTTGGGACTGAAGTCTTGTCAGACCAAACAATTGCTCTATACTTTTTGCCAGCTGGTAGTGCTGACATGTTAGTACCCTTATCATCATCGGCATAGCGGGTCCAGGGATAAAATTTAAGTGTTTTAGCCATGTTGGCCATCTGGTTGGCAAGATCGCTGAGCCGTTGGTCAAAGCTGACTGTTTCATGCGCGAACTCACCCAGAGTCAACTGCACTGAATGGTTAGCACGGCTGCGCTGAATGCTCAATACCTTGGCAGACAGGAATAATTGTTGGTTTTCATCGGCGATGTGGACGGTTTGATTCAGTGGTACGTATGGCGAATTAACCAAATCAATGTCGTACGTTTCGTTTGGGTGGTTATACTTTTTCAAGTCTGCCAAAGCCGCTTGCAAAAGTTCCGCCTGCGATTTTGAATCAAACGTTTTAACCCGATTCCAGTCAGACTGTGTTGGGTTAGGGTTGCTGTTGCTTAACAAACGTGAATATTTCTGCACAGCAATGGTATCGTGCAAGAACCCGTACTGATCAAGCACAAACTGTCCCGTTGGATCAGTCCATTTGTAGCCGATCAAGTTGATTGGGTCCTGATTAGTTGATCCATTCGTACTTTCTGGCACCGCTCCATAAGCCTTGATAGATGTTTCCATGTCATAGGTATCGAGATGCGTGACGATATTGTTGATGTCCTTATTCATTTCAAAGGAAATCAAGCTGTCACCGGCCGTTTCATGCCGAATGTTAATGACACGCTTAACCAAATTCGTTCCAACAAACTCAAAGCCAAAGCTAAGCACTGCATCAAAATCTTTTGCCACGGCAATAATGCGAGCCAGTGAAGTTGCTTCATCAGTCCATTCAAGTGTTCGGACGTTGCTGGGGAATTCATTAACGCCAATCTCCCAGCCAGAATCATTTGTGAACATCAGGATGTATTCAGCAATCGTATATGGTTTGTCGGCCTTGAAGGCGCCAACGGTTTCGTTAATCAAATCATTACCCGCATCGCTGGCAACAATTGAGTGAATGTGGCTTAGTGAATCATGGTCAACCGATTCAATCACCATTTGGTGAGCGTTGCCTTCTTCATCTTGATACATGATGAAGTGGGTTGCTTTAGCCATCTCATTGACTGCTTGTTCCTGATCAGTCGTGAAGTGAATATCAAGAGACAAACCGACCGCAGGACGATTATCAACACTTTGTGTTTCTATATCGTTGTCAATTCGCCATTCGCCTTTGCCATCAGTCGACCCAACACCCAAAATGTTTGACTTTCTATCTGCAAAATAATACTCCATTTATAGCCAGGCCTCCCTTATCTCGACTTCACATGCAAATGGTTGTGCCCAGCTCGAGGGCGTGATAGTAATCTCAGTATCACCGGGTGGCAGTTTGAACTGCTCCCATTGATTGCCAATAGTATGAAGAGTGCGGTTCTCAGACCCATTCAAATAGGTCTTAGCATTGGCAACATCAATGGTCAGTACATCGCCATTTGAAAACCGGTTCTTGATGTCTGTCCACCAATTTACGTGTTGCCAGTCAAATTGAACCGCAATCAATTTCATCGCAGCTTGTCCCCATGTGTTGTTGCGTTCAAACCAAACGGAAAACGCTTCAACGTTCTCACTGATCATGTCTGGACGAGTCAAAGGTGGCAAAGAGACGGTCATTTCACGACCACTTTTTCCATTCCATGGAGAGACTTCAAAATTAATGCTCGAGCCGAATTTGCTCAATCTAGCTTGCATGAACTTATCATTTGTAAATTTCGATCGATCAAGTGACATGGTTCCCACTTGCTGGTCTTTAACATAACAATCGACCTGAATCTCGTCTTTGACAGCATTGTTGTCTGTGACCACCATTTGATACTTAACTTTGCCACCAGCCTCAAGTGTTAACTCCATGCGGCCCAATTCGGATACTGTTGTCTCAAAATGGAGCATCATAGATACGGTAAAGTTGTTGTTGCGCGTATTTTGGCTTGTGGGGGCAATTGGTATCTTGGCAGCCGGGCCATTCCAATAAGTCCCGGTCGAAGCATATGCAGGTTCCATATGCGGCCCGTTGTAGCTGTCACTGGCATAGTTGATTGATCCAGTCTGCTTGTTTGGTTTGCTTGAATCACCGCCCCAATTCGGATTGTTAGTGGCTGATTGATTGTATATCGTGCCGGATATTGGTGCTGAGAAATTTCCGTTTAGCCCTTTCTCCGACACATCGGTGGTATATCCATCTATTTCTTGCGTACCGAATTGAAGAATGCCCGGGCGATCATTAACAATCCCAACCATGCCGTTATCAGCATGCATAGTTGCCGTAATAACCGGTTCAACAGGATAGGTACCACCATTATGAACCGTGATGGTGTTGGTATAGTATTCAGGATCAGCGGGGTTAGGTGACCATGGAGAAGCAGTGGTGCCGATTTCTAATTTGATATAAGAGTAGACAAATCCCGGCATTTCTGAGTTTTGTCTAATAGTAATGCTGGCTGTATCAGCTAGAGCAGTATCAAAAGATAGATATTTATAGTCTTTTTTTATTGAAAAACTTACACGAATTTTTTTACCTAAATCGCTTTGTTTAATAACATAATTAGAACTACCTAAAAGTGTGTTGTAATCATCAGTTCCAATATCTGTAGCTTGAGGATTTTGTCCTTTGAGTTGGATAGGTAAGCCACTTCCGACTGGAGCATTCGACGGGACATACACGTTGAAACTAAAGGTCATTGCTGAAACCCTTGATACAGACTTTATTCCGGAATCATATATTTGGCTAGAATCAAATAAGGTGTCCCAAATTGATGTAGTTGAAGTTGACGATAAATTTCTCCTCAATTTTCAAGTCAAGTGCAACGATGATAACGAATTCTTGATAGTGGTCTAGGCTGTTACGCCATGCATCGGTAGTAATCGCATGGGCGAAGATAGTTCAGAATACGTCTGGGACGATGGTTCAGTGCGGATTGGACTGCTTGAATTTCAACCAGGGTAACTGCTCTGAGAGACTTCCCTTTCGGGAAGAATTCCCTAAG